TGCTGCGTGGGCCGGAAATACCAGCGAAGTGATCTTCAAGCATTATTGCAATACCACGCAAGAGTACGAGATGCCCGTGCTGTGATCTTTTCCATTCGTCCCTTAAACTAACTAAGACTGTTTTTTTTGTCCCATGACCACTGAATTTTCTTGGAATATTGCCACTATGGAGCGCACGCTCTCTGATGGCATTGTTTATACGCTTCACTACACGGTTGAAGCCTTTGATGGCACTTACCGCTCCAGTGCCTATGGCAGTATCGGCCTCGAGGCTCCAGAAGGCGACGAAGCCATTCCATATGCCGATCTGACGAAAGCGATCGTACTTGGCTGGCTTCTTGACAAGTTCGGAGAGGAAAAGGTGACTGAAATTCAGGGCGCTCTTCAGGCTCAGATTGATGAGCAAAAGGCTCCCACAAAAGGCACTGGCACGCCTTGGGCTAGCTAAGCTTTTCTTTTCGCATTGTCCTCGTGGCTGTCAAAAGCAAAGCCGGAGCTTCCAGTAGCAAGCGCATCATCGTTTCCCGTCCTAAGACCACTCGTCAGGGGCAAGGCAAAAACAGCAAGCCAAGTCACGGAAGGAAGCTAAAGCGTGGACAGGGCGGTTGACGATAGCAAGAGCAGGAGGTAGCCTAAGGGCTGCCTCTTTTCTTTTGTGGCCTTCGTCAACTCAATTTCCTTTTCCCATCGCTTTTCCGACGATGGCGTGATGCACGACACTTGTTCGTACCAAGAAATCAATCACACTTACAGCGCCGACACCGCCACTGCACTGGCTAGAGCATACTTTCAGTTTATGGTGGCATGCGGCTATGCCCCGCAAAGTGTTATTGAAGGCATGCTGTGCATTGGCACTGAATACGAACAGGCTTATTGTTACGATGGAGAGAAAGCTAGGGATTAGTCATGGGGCAAATTGTGCGCGGTGGTGAGCAGTTTGAAACCCATATTGAGGCTGATCATCGCGGGCAAATACTCGCCAAGGGCCCCGACAGTGGCGCTCTCGACGCTTTTGGTAGACAACGCTTTAGCGAGCCGTTCACTTTGTTTGATTCGGCATTGCAATACAGTAAGCGCACCGATCTGTGGGACGAACAAGCTGTAGGTAGCGGAAGCACTCTTTATCTGCCAAATGAAAGCTCCTTGGAGTTAAATACCACCACTGCGTCTGGAGATACAGTGTTGCGGCGCTCCAAGCGGAGCCTGCCTTATCAGCCGGGCAAAAGCTTGATGGTGCTGGCTAGTTTTGTTGGCAATGCTCCCACAGATGGCCTGGTGCAGGAGATTGGCTTTTTTAACGACAACAATGGCGTAATGTTGAGAGCAAGTGGCACGACCATTTCGTTCGTTGTTCGCAGTAAAGCAACAGGAACAGTGGTAGAGAACATTGTCCCTCAGTCGTCGTGGAATATTGACACTTTTTCTGCCTTAAATTTTTCAAAAGCTAATATCTTCACTGCCGACTTGGAATGGCTGGGGGTGGGGCGCGTAAGGTGTGGATTCGTTGTTGACGGAGAAATTAAATATTGTCACGAATTTAACCATGCCAACACGATTGATAGTGTTTATATGACATCGGCAACATTGCCAGTGTCTTATCGAATTCACAATTCTTCTTCCATCGCCGCTAATGCATCGCTAAGGCAGATTTGCACTGCTGTTGTCAGCGAGGGTGGTTATCAGCCAACGGGGCCCATCTATATAGCTGGTCGAGGAGTGGGAACATTTACTGCTATCACTGCGGAAACGCTTGTAGCAGCTATTCGCATTGCTAGCGGTCGCACCGATAACGTGATAATTCCCGCTCAAGTTGATGCCAGTATAGGCGGAAATCCAGCTTCTAATATTGTCGCGCAATGGCGACTACGGCTTAATCCAACCATCAGTGGCGCATGGACTGCTGCTAGTAATGGCAGGGGAAATGTGGAAGTTATGAGCAGCGGCACTTTTTCTGGTGGCACTGTTATTGGAGGAGGTTTGGTCGCATCGCGCAGTAGTATTGAATTTGACCCCGAAAGCGGACTGGCCTTAGCCCTTGGCAGCACCATTGACGGTACTAGCGACGTTATAGCTTTGACTATTCAATGCAGCACCAGCGAGCAGGCTACAGGGCTGCTGGGGTGGAGAGAAGTTGTCTAAAATATTTTACAGGCACTAAGGCTCCGCCATGATCACTCCAGGCAAGCACGATATTACCGTTTATCAAGGAGCCACCTTTGAACTGCAAGTGCAGCATAAGGATTCTTCTGGCACACCTGTGAAAATAATTGACTAAACGATGTAACTATTGATTGTGGAGAGTTTTAGGAGTAAGCTTGAGCGGCAAACAGAAACTGATGGAGGATCCTTTGGTGGATTGGTTGAACACTCCTGAAATCAAAGCCTTTCGCGGAGCTTGGCAGGCAGAAGAGACAAGAATGCAAGCAGAGGATCAAGCTTGGTGGGACAGCCTCAACATAGAGGAAAGAGCAAGATGCTTCAGGCAAATGATGAAGCTCATGCACAAGGCGGAAATAAGAGACAGGGGCTCCTATCGTTATGCCATGTACGACGTTTTCGGCGTGGACTATTGCGACGGACTAGCTCACTACATGGACCTGCACAATGCTATTTATCGTGGCCTGGAAGCGGACAGAAGGGCCTATAGGACGGATGATGAGGATGTACTAGGCGAAGATACAACTGGCCCGTGAGAGCCGCTCCTGCGGACAGCAGCATTAAGCCTACGATTACTTCCATCGTCTGTCCTATTCTCCTTCCATTTTACTGGGAAGCTGCCAAGTGATACGGAGTTCCCCTCCCAGAACCTTAATGTCGTCGCTAGCGTCTGGAGGTGCTTCACGCACGATCATCACGGAAGGGACGATGGCATCGGGCAAGGGCGTAACAGTGGCCTCAGGAAATAGCTCTCGAGCTTTGTCGGCAAGCTGATTCGCCTTGGTTTCCCTTTCGTCTTTTTCCCATTGCTTCACCAAAGCAGCAGCTTGCTTGTCCACTGCTTCCATCACCACTTTTGTTTTCCACTCTGTCCAGTCGGGCCTGCAATAGGCCATGAGCATCTTGAACCAAGGTTTTCCCGCTAGCGAAGGCCATTGTCCTGCGGCCCAAAGGCCAGCTTCGTAGCACAGTGCATTTAGCCAGGACTGCCGGTTCATCCTTCTCTTTTTTCCATAAAATAAAAGAGCAATGGAAGTACGTTGCTTAACCTTCCTGGAAAACTGACAGAAATACTGTGCCGGCCTTGGTTAGCGGCAATACTTTATCGCGAAGATCAATGTTAAAGATTCTGCAACAACCATGAGTTGGTACTAGCGGCTGCTTGGGTGCCCACGCGCCCGGCCAGCCATTTGCGGACCCACCCCCGTGGAGGCAAATTCCAGAGCGTCCGTGCTTGGCCTCTTGATTTTCTAACTCAACCATGTCAAAAGTGTACCAGCCATACGCCATTAGAGTGCGATCGTAAGTAGGGTTGTTCCCGACGCGCTCATAGTCTCTGTAAATAGCTCCCAATTTGTATAGGCCAGGAGGAGTGTCAGAATTTTTAATCTTCCATTCAAAATCGCTATATTGCCCACGAGCCAAGCAGGGAATTTCCCATAGTAGTTTTCCTTCAAAAGAAAAAGCCTTCATCGTCTCCACTAGATCATTGACGATCAAATGAGAGTCGCCTCTCTTGAAGCCAAAATCTTGCGGGCGTTTCTTTGGACCGATCATGGTAGAAGTGGTGGATTCGGGAGCGTATTGTTTCATGAGCCGCGAAAGTTTCGCGGGATATTCTGGGTCAGTGGCGTATTTCTGCTCCTTAAGCATGCGAGCAGCGGCGTAACGATTAGGAGCATTGTTAATGCCCTTAAACTGCCTATAGTCTTTATACCAGCGAGTGATGAGATATTCGATGCAGGCGGATAAGCTTGGAAAATCAATGAAGCCCGCCTTGATTGTCACCCACTTCCCATCGTAAAATTCTTGCGTAGATACCACGCTGCCCCCGCCCTTTAGGCCAAGGTAGTTGTGCTTGCCAGAAGTGTGTTGGCCAAAGCCGCTCTCTAAACAGCATTGAGCCGCCACAAGCTCTGGGAATCGCGCCCCGTGCTTGCGAGCAAGCTGAAAACACTCATCCCAGAACTCTTTGCTTGTGGCCACTGGCTTCAGCCCTTCACGCGGAAGATAGCCTTAAGACCAGTGAGGAGCAATTGAATGAGGTTGTTCTCCTTCCAAGGAGTGTGTTGAATCACCTGATCGAGAGCAGCAATGACAATGCCGCCAACAACGAACCACTCGACGCCAGTCATGATCGTAAAGAAAGTTTCTTAAAGCCTAGCGTCCAATTTCAAGCGAACGCACCCTTGTTTCCAAGCCCTTAATATTTTCTGTGAGTTGATCAAGCTTCTCTGCAATATTCTCCACTTGCGTGGTGATCTTCACTTGCTGCTGGCCAATGCTCATCATCATGCCACCAGTGGCGAGCAGCATGCCAGCAGTAATGCTCACGGCCAAATGCGCTAGTTGTTCCTGCCAGGCATTCATTGCACGCAAGCTTTTTGTCCATTCTAAACAATTCCCACGCCGTTGTTTTTCTGGGTAGGCTTAAGGCAAGACAACTTATTTCGCCATGGGGAAAGGAAATGAGGCCGACTTTCTTCTTTATTCCCTTTGTGAATTACGCCCTGGAGAAGCTAAGCGTCGTTTCCGAAAAAGTATTTTTGAAGACTACTTCCTGCGAGGCCCATTTGGTCACTGTGCCTGTGCCTATTGCGGCAAGTGGACGGAAAATCTGACCATCGACCACATTGTTCCCAAGAGCAAAGGCGGTCCGCATTTTTCAAAATGGAACAGCGCTCCTGCTTGCCTGTCCTGCAATGCGAGCAAGGGGAGCTTGCCAGTGTTTGAATGGTGGCGACCACAGAAGTTTTGGACGTCAGAGCGGGAAGAGAAGCTTCTTGCGTGGGTGCATGCTCATAGCTTCATCAGTGCTCATACAGACATTGGAGAATGGGAGCAATGGATGGAGCAAACGCAGCGAATCGTGCCAGTGCATGATGAAAAGCAAAAGGCGGCTTTGTGGCCGCCTTTGTCGCAATTAAAGCTTGCTAGTTAATTGGCTCGAACAGTTCTGAAGGACCTTGTCTGACGGAGGGCATGGGACAAAAGCCATCTGTGCATTCTTCTTCTAAGCCCAAGCTTTCTCGCATGATGGCTAGCACTTTCGTCGCCGTGTCATTGGCCTTCACTTCTTCTGTCTCGACCATAGCAATTAAGCGATCCAGGTACCACTGAGCCTTTTTGAGGTCTTGAGCACCATTTTTCATTTCATAGCGCCAAACGTACTTCAGAATGTTGCCCTTGAGCATGCCCTTAAAGGCTTCTCCGCTCATGGAAGCTTCGATGGCTTCGATGGCTTCGATGGCGCCGCTGGCATAGTGCGACGGGCTGTTCACTGGATCATGCATGATTAAAATTGGTAGTTGTTGGTTTCAAAAGCCGCAAAGGCTTCAGGAGCGATGGGGCGAGCAAGCTCTAACAAAGCCTCGGCATAGGCCACAATTTCATACTGAGCGCCCTTGCCAATGCGAAGGCTGATGAAATGCAGCAAAGCCTGCAGCGAGCATGTCCAGACAAAACTGGTGTACATGGCGGGAGGCAGAATAGCTCGAGCCTGCTCCTTGCTCACTCCCATTGCAATCAGCTCCTCATAGGCCGCCTTGGCCGTCGCTACGCCCTGTACGTAGAAGAGCCTGGCCCTTGACTGTGCGCTGGTGCTAACGGGGCCTGCAGACGCTTGACGGTTGCTCTCCGCTTGTCCTAGGAACTGGTCAGGCATGTAAAACTGAGCATCTTCCGCTGAGCAATAGCGGAAGCTCTTTTCGTTCCAGCCAAGTTGATCGTCAACATAAGTAGAGGCAACAGTGTGCTTCCACCATTGACGAGCAACAAATAAAGGCGCCTTCACCTGCCACTTAAACACCACGCCACGAAACGGGCTTGTGTGGTGCTCACGAGCAAGATAGTTGAGAAGCTTTTCGTCCTTCTCGTCCCATTGCTCTTTTCTGTTGTCAAAGCTTTGACGGGCATCATTTACCACGGACAAACTATTGCCCATGGAGTCGATGAGAGCCACGAGGCTCTTGCCGTCTTTAAGGGGATCAATGGAAGGGAAATTAGGCATTGGCCTTTTCCTCTTGCTTTTCTTGCTGCACTTCTGTGAGCACGTCGTGAAACTTGTGACGAGCCTCCATCATTGATGCCGCCATGAAGTAGGAGCGCGAACTCACCCAGTCGCACCATTCGATGGCTTCGTCTGCGTCCTTGGGCCATTCTTCAGGAGCATAAATCTGCATCAAGGCGATCATGCTATTCATGGCATAGTCATCGAGCAGGGTCACAAGGGAGGGATCAGTCATTGGAGGTGCGATCAGTACTAGTCATCAGGCGGAAGGTAAAAGCAAGGAGCCACCACTGCCAAAAGCCGAGCGCAAAGGTCGGGAAAAGAATGGCGGCGCAAAGGCTTAACATCCATGCACGCAGGCAAGTGATTAAAAATGCGCTGATGCTTAAACCAACAAGGCGTCCAAGCTTTGTGGCCGTGTCGTCAGAGACAGTCATTGAGGAATGAAGGCGATGGGGCGGATGCGTTGAATTGCCACTGTACTAGAGACGAGAGTATCCTTTCGCTCCCAGGCGACCACTGCCGCTTTTCTTCCATTGCTTTTAACAAAACCTTGGAAGATGCCGAAGAGGCTTGTCGGCACCATACCAGCCCCTGTGAGGGTGACCAGTACCACTCGCTCTCCAATGGTCCATGCATAGTTCTTGGGCAACTGCGGCAGTCTATGCTTTCTGCTCAGTGGGCGCAAG